ATTTAGATGAGCGTCACCTATAACCTGAATGATAAGTTTGTCTTCCTTTTTGTTTTTACCGACCTTAAGGGTGGTCGTCCTGTCACTATTTAGGTGTAAATCTCTTGAACTGATGACATATGTGTCACTTTGTTCGTCCATTTCAAAGATAGAACCAGTCGCACCATTGATTAATCGTATTCTTTCACCCTCTTTTGTGTTGTCAAATTCCATGACATGACCTGCTGAGGTCACTGTTACCCAGTTCTTAGGGTAGTTCGTGATGTGCTGAGGATTATCATTATTCTCCTCGTTACCATCGAAGAGTTCAGTTTGAGTTGTGTTCTGTCTAGTCATTTGGATGTCCTACGCAATCAATGTATGATTGAGACGCAAAGATCTCAGTGAACTTAGTAGGTCCTACGTACTGATATGTAGGTACTAACTCAGCACCAAATCCTTCTGGATCTACAATACGAGGTCTAACAAACCCAAGTGTTTTGGTTGTAATAGTAGGTGTCAGCAGTCTACCCTGTGTGTCAACTGATATGTCACCTACCTCATTAGGTCCGACATATATCTTAGGTTCTTTGTATCCTTTACCTACGTTTGTGATGTCGATGGTGTCAAGCACTGGTAGTATATCTGAACAGTTAGCATATAATGCTGTAGCGTTAGCAGGAATAGCGAGGTCATAAAATTCTCTGATTGGATTGAGTATAAACTTAAATGTACCAGCAGAGGTCTGTAGTTTCAAACCAGGTGGGATGTAGTCTGTCTTCTCCAGTGTGGCTAGAGCAACTAGACCAGTGTTGTTGTAGTTGTATTCTATTATCTGAAGTATACCTGTGTTAGGATCTCCATCCTCTTCCTGATAGAAAATGATATCACCTGCGTCAGCATAGTCATTTAGTTCTACGTTGTCTATGAGGAAGAACCTTTGTTCCCTTGGGCAATATGTATTGTCTGGATCTAATCCATATCCTACGCCAGGTTTGTTTACCCGTATCTTTTCTATCTGCCCGTTCTTGATGATAGGAGTCAGGTCTGCACCAGTACCCTCTGGTTCATTACATGTGAACATAGCTCTGACCTTAGCAGTGGTATTGATATTGGATCCCTTGTTCCTCATCAATACGCCAACCATAGCACCTATATCATCAATGATAGGTAATGCTCTAATAATACTGGTGGACTGTGCATTGTCAAAAATTAATTCTGGGAAGCAAGGTTTCTTACGTGTGTTACTTGGACTACAGTTTAGACTATCAAAGTTGATCGTACCATCTGATGCACGTATAGGATATACACTGTCAAACTTCTCCACTAAGCTCGTACCTTTCTCAAATGTCTTCGCAGTGACACCTGTGCCAGCAGCACCAACTTCAGAGAACTCACCGTTACGTGTGTTAAAGGCTTTCTTAACTAACTTACCACCTATTAATGTAGTGACAGGAACCCATCCACGTGAGTTAGGTATGGCTGTACCAACTAACTGAGTCTTACCATTTTTCAATGCACCCTTTGCTGCATCACTGAATTGACTCATCTGTTTCATTTGCTTATCTGCTTCACTCTCCTTAGCACCTGTACCTGTCTCGAATGTTGATAGTCCAAGAGCACAAGATAGATCTCCTTCGCAAACTAAGTCAATTAGATCAAGGATCTTGCTAGTAATACCTTGGATCATGTTTGCTGCTCCTTTAATAGCACTCAATGCACCATCAAGGATACCTAATGCAGTGTCAATGCCCTTCATTAACTTGTCCATCAACCCACCAAACAAGTCAGAGAATATATCCTTCGCCAAACACAATGCAGAGTCTAGTGCTTGTCCGATAAGATCATTCAGTAGTCCACCAATGACATCAGCGAGTTCATTGAAGATCTGTTTGAATAGACAGTTGATGAGGTCACCGATGTTCTTAAGCTGATCCACAGCTGGATCTAACAAATCAGGATCAGGGATCTTGATGTCATTGATCACACCTTGTATGTGCTTCTGTGTCTCCTTTAATACTGTACCCTTCACGTTAGCAAGCACACCACCCATGAAACCTTGTATCCTGTTCTGAACCGCTTCTATCTCACCAGCTAAGTCTTCAATCTTACCTGTGTTCTTATTGATAAACTCACCTATATCATTCTTCTCTATACCTCTAGCAAACTTTAGGAACTCAGCAGTAGCACCTTTGATCTTGACATCAGCTGGCGTACCACACTTACCATTACCTACATGTATAGTATATTTCTTTCTCTCATCTGCGGCTTTCATTGCCTCAGTCTGTTGCTGTGCATCACCACGTTTATTGACAGTTGACACATCATCTGTCTCTTCTACTTCATCTTTCTTTGTTGTATTACCTGTTTTAGGATCAGTTTCTGTAGTATCAGCAGTACCACCAACTATACCACCACCTGTACCATGCTTCTCTGGATCATAGTCTGGTGCGTGTACTTGTTGGTATCCTTTACCACTCTCTAGTGGTAGTTTAGTGTATATTTCTTTTGGGTTCTGGTCACTGATACTACCCATAATAACTGGCATCTGAGCCGAGGATCCATCCATGAAGAATCCAACCACCCAACTATTAATCTGTAACTGTTGGATAGAACCCATACCACTCTTCATGGCATAGACAGCTGGCATGATGCATGATGCCCATGGTAAATCTCTGGTCGGTAGTATCTCCTTGTTTGGGTTATGATACCCTACGACTCTAACTTTAACCTTACCTGTGTAATCGTAATCTTTAGACTGCGATCCATCATGGTCAGGATCTGACCCGTCGTTCTCGACTTGTCCTATCCACCAGTTGAATCCATCTTTACCGATGGCATGTGCAGCACTTTCTAAGTTCATCCTATACTATCTTTATATAATGTGACTCTTGTAGACATAGCATCTCTCTCAGTCAGGAACTGACGATAGATCTTACCTATTATGTATCGACCACTTGCATTAGGATCTATCTCACCTGACCTAGCATCATATTTATTGACATACACTACATCTCCTACAAACAAATCCATCTTACCCTCATACTCAAAGGTAGCTGACTGGTTAAAGAACATCTGGTTTCGGATCATAGACTGACTGAGCTGTCTTGTTAAGTCCTGTGTGTATGTACCCTCTGTGTACATCGCTGTATCCATAACCTTAGACATAATCCTACTCGGTTCGCCTGCATCTGCAGTGCCAAATCTTTTATAGAACTCTGGTATGTCTGAATTTGGATTGAGTTTCTTCATGTCTGCATAGAAGTCATTAATAAAGAACGGAACCTCTTCATACTTAAAGTCCTTCATGTCCAATGTAAATGTGGTACTAGCGTAACTACCAATATTCAAACCACGAAATATATCACTGTTGCCTGACACTGTAAATCCTTCTAGATTTATAGAATCATCATCTGTCTCATCACCGTCAAAGTTTACATTTATGTCCCTTTTAGTCTCCTGTTGTACCAGACCATCCATTGCTTTAAAATGATATCCTCTTCTATCTTCCCAGAATAAGAATCCTGCTGACTGTTTACCACTGCCAGATTCCAGTATAGATCTCCATGCTAACCATGAGATAATAGTATATGGATCCCAATATGGGCTGACGAATGATAGTTTAGTAGATGACTTATCAGTATCAAGTTGCTTATCAGTCTTTAACTCATTCTTCATCAACTCTCCGACAATCTCATGTGTAAACTTACCACCACCTTTACCAAACCTTCTGGAGATTTTTCTGGCAGAATTTTTTACTGCGTCAACTGAAACACAATAGAGAGTTGCCTGTGACTGTTTACCGTCTACTATAATACGATCTTTAACATCATAGACAATCATACTGTAGGTTACTACATTATCTTCGGTATCAGTCCAACTGATGTCAATAGGTTCCATACCCTGTATTGATGACAGTAAACCACTTGCCGAGTCATTGAGTTTTACCATGATCAACACGTTAGATCTTGTGATGTCCTCTATGTAATGTAACTCTAATAGATTATTACTACTAAAAGGTTGTACCACCATCCCTTGCTGATCAGTCTCTTGATCAAACGTTGAGATACCTATCTTTAAATCTAATAATTGGAAATTGGCTTGCTTCATGCTATATCGTGAGGTGTTTTCCCTCCATCTACAATGGTAATACTATGAAGAAGATGCTTACTAGGAATTAGAGCTGCTGAAGGCACTGGGTCTCCTTCATTGATACCCAATGATGTCTTACTCATCTTTGCTATCGCTGCCAACATAGCAGCTTGACCGTCTTGCTCTGTTGATGCACCGACTTGTACATTCATCTGAGTCTTCTGTGTCATGAATGCTTCGTTACCCTCAATGACTTGGTTAGTTAGACTGTTTATATCTTGCTTACTATACTGACTACCTTCAGCAGCTGGTTGTACCTTACCTAACATTTTAGTTATGAATCCACCAGCAGCACCTGCTGCTCTACCTATAGTGGTACCTTTCATAAACATATTTTTGGCACCCTGTGTGATATTACTGATAGAATTCTTGATAGAATCCATTCTAGTATCACCCTGTGATGACAACTGATCAGGTGCTTTTGTTTCATGCGAAGCACCACCCCAACCCATCAAAGTACCTGGATGAGGAGTTAGTGACGGACCTCCCTGT